TGTTTTAGTAACATGGTAATCAAATGCACATCCTTTATTTCTATATACATCTTCTAAGAAATCAACATTTTCTGATACATTTATAACATATAAACTTTTTTGTTTAAATTGTAAAATTCTATCTGCATACGCTTCTAGTTTGACTATGCTTTCACCATCCCTTATTGCTACATCGACTAATCCCATTTTAGAAGGAAATGTGTCAAATTTATTTATTCTGCTTTTAAGCATCCTATCAGAATGATTTTCACCATCTTGCTTTATATTTCCTATATAAGTTCTCCTTCCATGAACAACTGCTGTTTTATACTTGGCTTCTAAGCTGTCTACTTCTGTACTGAATCCATTTATACTCTTAAATGTGTCTATTATATTTGCAGAATTTGGAGAAATGCCTTTAATTAAAGCACATTTTGCCAATAACCCAGCAGCATGATTGCTGTTAGCCATTGAATAATCTAATGTATCTGATTCTGGAATCCATTTAAATCCATTATTAACAAAATCTAATTCACCTATTAAAAAGTAATTATCATTTTCTTCAACTTTGTAATATAATCTAGAACCAGTTATTCTTTTATTAAAAGAATATGCACTGTTATCTCCATTAAAAGGATTTATATATGTATCAAAATTAAAAAGTACAGGACCTCCAGTTATATTTACTTTATTATCCTCCCAAGTGCCTTCAGATAGGTCACCAAATTTTTTAGGTAAGGATTCTTGCCTTTCATCATCATATAAATAAGTATAATGAAAGTTATATACCCCCGGTTGAAAGCCTTCTAAACTTGGATTTTTTAATATAACAGGCATGTGATAATATATATCTGGAGCATCATTTAGGTCATTACCACTTCCGCTTACTTGGTCGGCTCTTATTTGAATATAATCATAAGTTTTATCCCAATCTGCGTCATCGCCCATATTCCATACATTATCTCTAGTGCAAATAAGCATATTTAAAGACCATTCAATTAAATCATCTTTATAAAATCTCCAAGATATAACTGAAGAGGAGAGACCTATAGAGCTAGAACTAATGAGAACCCAAATATAATCTAATTTCCCATATTCAACTGTGCTCATATTGACACCAAGAGCAAGAGAATCTTGTTCAGATATTTGAAATTCTAAAGACGTCCCAGAATCACTATCATTTAATATCATATCATGATATAAAGATGTTGAAGCTCCGGTCATTAATAATACATTATTTCCCAAAGCTGGATAAATTACAGTTTCCGCTGGTTCACTTATTACTCCATTCGCAGGACTTGAACTGTTTCTATCCCAATCAGTTTTAGTATTTTGAAAAACATCGGTATGTTGAAATCCAACTCTTAAATTAACAGATGAATGGACTATTGGTTCTCTATCTCCACTATTGTCTGCTATGTCTCCATCATACTCAGAATTAGTGGAATTAACTGTATTTCCATCGCTTCCATCTTCTGGGTCTGATATTAAACATCTTCCGCTTGTTGGAGTTGCTATTTCTTGATTTGTAGAAATCCAATCATTTATATCATTTGAATCAGCATTTAGTCCATCAAATTTTGCACCAGATATATATCCATACCATTGGCCGTTTTGCGATAAAGCTCCGTCACCAACTCTTAATATCCCATCAGATGAATAAAAAACTGGATGAGATGTATCTAAAGATATTTCTGCAGCTGCCCAAGCACTGCTATCTTTTACATCAAAACTATTTCCACCATCATCATATACTATAATTAAAGTTTCATCGGACAATGCATTATCGGATACCTTCCTATCAGCATCCATAGAAATCAATCCTCTGTTTGGTAGGATTTGTAAAGTATTTGAAGTAGATGTTTCTGCAATAGAACCTAATGTTTTTATTGTTCCGATATTGCTTATTTTTACATCTTGAAGACTTGGTGATTCTATATCGCTTACATCTCTTGAATCAGCATTAGTATTCATTCCACCATGAAAACCTTGAATCTTATAGGTCCTCTTAGGCATTTTCTTCGTACTCTATGTCACTTATGATATTATTTTGAGCATGCTCTGGAAGTTCGCATACACTACAATCACTTTCTGTAAAATCATACTCAGAGTTTTCATCGTGGTCAAATACGTCTATACGCAATCCACCTTCAGTACCTTCAATTCTCCCACCGTTTCTTACTCGTAGCTTTTGGTCGATGGATTCCTGTAAGGAATCATTCTGTTCAATATATCTCGACGCTTTTGGCATCCTCCACACTCCTTTATTTTGCCACGAGTGACAGTTTTAATTGCTCGACTAACTGTATCTCCTAATCCCTTATCATGCCCAAATAAGTCAACTCTTTTAGACATTAGTAACCTTTAGGACCACTTTCAGCCTGTCTTTTTAATCTTCTTTTCATTCTCCAATTTTTGGATTTAGCCATATCTTTGCCTACTTTATTTTGCTCTGATTCTGAAGATGTACCAGCTTTTTGAGTTTTAGGTTTGTAATTTCTACAAGCAGCTGCACTTGAATATCCTAATTTTTTCCATTCTTTTGCACATTTTTCTTTACTTGGCATATTATGTTTCCTTCTACCACCTGTTTTTAATTGACTTCCTTTGCCTGTGTCAGGTGACGATACATCAGACATTCCAATTACATCAGCCATTATAATCCCATTCTGCCAGACAATTTATCCAATTTTGTTTTTATAGACTCTAATTCTTCTAATAAATATACGATTGCTTCTTGACATTCTTTTAATTTATCAGACTTTTTAGGAGCAGATTTAATTTCTTTCTTTTTAGTCTCTGGCATTACTTACCTCTAAATACACCTTCTAGTATATCTGTTACAACATCTACCATCTTTTCAAAGAAGATTTGTTCTTTATCTTCAGATACGAATGGTATGTCTATTCTTTTATTAATTGCTGTTGCAATCTGTTCAGTCATCTCATCTGAACCAAGATGCTTAACAGCTTCTTCTTGCATTTTAGCCGCTTGCGCTTCTGCTAGGTCAACTAACATTTTCTTTAAGTCCATTTTAAGACTCCTTTATTTTCTTAGTTTTTAAATATAAATAATATATTTGTACTGCAAACATTATACACATAAGTACGCCTGACAATAAATCTGTCCAATATACAAATCCTAAACTTGTACTTAATCCTGTTACTTTTAAACTATCCATGTTAATTCACACTCTGTGATTGTTTCACAGCTCCTTGACCGGGGCTATACCAACTAATCTTTTCCCACATGGATTGATTAGATGGTTTTTGCATATTTTGGATAATCATACTTGAATATAGGACTTCTAAATGCTTTATTAATCCAGCCACTTCTGGAAGCCTAACAACTACATTTATATTTTTATTAGATTGTTGACTGTTTTTCTTTGGAGAGGTCCTTTTATTCTCTTTTCGTTGTTGGTTTTTATATATATCTGCTAATGTCATCAATGTCTCCCATTTATACGGCTCATTGAGCCTTTTAATTCTGATACTTGGTTATCCAGGTCATTTATCTCTTTAGTGATAGCATCAAACTTTCTATCCAATTTATCATCAGACTGATTCCATCTGCTTATTAATTTAATTACCATTCCTTCCATATTTTCCAATGTTTCTGATTGACCTTTATTTTCAATCTTTAAACTTTCTAATGTTTCTTGTTGTTGCGCTGATTTATTTGATAATGATACTACTAAATATACAAACATTGCGCCAACTACTCCAATCATTCCTGCTTCGCCATATAATGCCATAAAATCCATTACTTCTTGCCTTTCTTCTTCTTGCCCCAGCTAAGTGGGTTAATATTAAATTCCTTTTCATAAAATGCTACTTTTTCTGCCAACTCTTCTCGTTCAACCCTTTCTTCCACGATATGCTTGCTAAGTAGATTCCCAATCTGTTCATCTGCAAGAGTAACTTTATCTTCAAGACTTCTAATCCGAATTTCAACTTGCCAATAACCATAGACCAACATTCCGATAAGAACTGCAATTTGACCAAGCCATTTAAGGTTAATAGAAACAATGGCGTTATCATCAAGCACAGTAGCCCTATAACTTCTGGCGGTATCTGGTTTTTCACTCACTTCACCTCCCAGCCGCAAACAGCCCAACCAGAGTCACACCCTATTAATATAAATATAATTAATAGAATAATTATAAGATGTCGAAATTTCATATTTTACTTTGTTTGTTATTGTCATAATACCATCCACCAAGCCATTACTGTTTCTACTATTAAATCTGCAGCTGTATTGTAGGCCCACCTCTTCTTGGTCTTGTAAGGACTATAGTTCTCTACAATCCATTCAAATATTTCCCAAAGAACACCTATGATGAATACACCCATCACACACCAGAAATCACTCCAATGCATCCATTGAAATATCTTACATAGAAAAGCACCTGCAGCAATATGATACGATGTCCAACTATCTAACTGACCAGTATTTTGTTGCCATGC